TTACGCAACATAACGCAACCTCTTGCCTGTGCATTTTAGTAACCAAGGTGAGTATGGTTCTTTACAACTAAGTCTACCTCTTAAATGATGTAAAACATCTCCATCTACAAAAACAGCTACATGATTTAAACCAGCATCAATTATTGACATAAATAGTAAATCACCATTTTCAAGTTTTTCATTCGGCTCTAACTCTCTAAAACCAGTAGCTTCAGCACATCTTTCAAACATAGGATCTTTAATAAATTTTTCTGGTGTCGTTGGTCTTTGCCAATCTCTTAATTCAATATTCCTCTCTTCTTTATACCAATCTCTTACTAATGACCAACAATCAGTTATACCCCAAACCCATTCTCTTCCGATAATTGGAGCTTTATACCCCTTTGGTTCGCAATATCCCCATTGTTCTGTTTTAGGATTGACAATATGCCAAGGTAAATTAGATCTTTCACAACTAACTAAATCTGCCTGACTAGGTGTTGGAGGTGTTATCGGATGGCTATGAACAATAGCTGTTATCTCTCCTGTATTATCTGCCTTAACATAATCCTCTGGATCAATAATAAAACATTGATATTTAGTCATAGATAAATTACGACATGGATAGTATCTTTCTTTTCCTTTGATATTTAACAACAAACCACAAGATTCTTTGGGATCTTCAACCTTTGCATGACTAAGAGCAGCTTCTTTCCAATTATTCATGGCATAAACGAACCAATAGAAGGAAATAATTCTTTAGTGCATACTCTCAAAGGTATTCTTATATTTGCTAAATCAAAAGCAGCAGCTAGTTCAAATTGAACAACGGCTCTGTTTTCTGCTGATTTTCTATCAATTTTGTATATTTCTTTTGCGTATTCTGCTGTTGGATCTGGAGTTCCATACGGATTTGTATTGCCTGTGAAATTAACGGCATCTAAAAATCTTGCTAATGTTCTAACTCTTGTTACTACAGCACCAGTTAAATCATTTCCAGGGGTTACAACATTTACATTCAATAAAATAGCTGTAATTAGATTTGTGACATTACTTATCGTTAACGTAGGTCTGGGTAATTGACCGTTTGCATATTTAAATCCATCAGCTTCTAAAGGTACAGCAATATAAGTATTTCCGTTCCAGACAATATTTCCCTTGGCATTACTACTGCTATAAGCTATTGGATTGGTACCAT